ACTTTAACTTCAACCTTATTATCTTTGTAGAATGAAGCTTCGTGGCCCGGAGTAAGTTTACTTAGAGCATCACCTTTAGAATAACGTTGGTTTGGCACGGTATAAGAGGCTGGGTAATGCATCTTGCCACCGATCCTGCGCGGCTTGGGTCTGATTGTTTCTTGCTCTTCTTTTTGCTTATCTGAGTCATGAACATTAAACTCTGCGCGGCCGTAAGAAGAGCCTGTAGATGTAGAGTGCCCGGCAGAGTGGATTTTACCATTTACATATACAACTGGAATGTGTCCGTCACCAAGTGCTTGATTAAGAACTGCGCGGTGAGCAGATTTGTTCTTGATTGAATGAGTCTCTACTTCTGAGTGTTCACCTGCACCCCCACGACTAGTAACAGTCTTGATCAAATGTTTAGATAAACCCGCAAGAGAACCAAGACCTTCATTAAGATCTTCAACTGCTTCATTGGTATTTTCATCTTCGTCAGAAAATGTAACTACTTCAATTTCCGCTTCATTGGCAAATGAATCAAGAAGATCAAAAGCTTTTTGATTCAATATTGATGTTAGATCAGATTTTGCGGCTTCTTGATCTTGTTGAAATTTATCTAGAAAATTCATGAGTATGTCCCTATAATTACTTATTGTTATTTATTGCTGCTGAGCTTGCTGAGGATTTGGATCGGGATTATCAGCAGCAATTTTTGCTTGTTCTTCTGCTTCTTTATCCATTTGTTCGACCATAATATCAGTTTCTTCTGATGAAAGTTTTAACATATTTCTCATGATATATTCTTTTGAGAAATATTTACCAGAATATACATCAGCAATCTGAACATTTTGAAGCCGCTCACGCAGCATGTCCGATTCTTTTAGTTCTGCAAAGAAGTTATCCTTGGCATAACGAAACCGTATATTTTCTTTAATTAGAGTCCAATCTTCAGCTGAAGCAATACCCTTCAGAAGTAATTGAGTCTTTAGTAAATCAAAGAATAGATTATTAAAACGCAACCGAAGCTTGTTGATAAACTTAGCAAACTTAATTTCGTCACGAGTAATTTCGTTACTTCTGCCAAGGTTAAAAGAACCTTGTCCTTGTTGTAGACGAGACAACGGAATATTAAGCGACTGATAAAGTTTTTGTTGGAAATATTGAGTATTTTCTATCGCGGCGAGCGAGCTGCTGCCATCTAGAGTAGTAATTTCCGTACCCTTACCCCCGGTTGTTCTTGGTAGGAAGAAATCCTCAAGAATAGACTGGTGAGCTTTTGCATCTTTCACAGTACCTGTATTTACATCATATACTTGCTTATTCTTGTACCGAGCCATAACATCTTTGATATATTGTTCGGCTTTAGTGCGAGCCATACCAGAAGTGTCGATATAGAATATACGGCGCTGTGGAGCTCGAGTCAGACGGTAAATAACATCCGAATCTTCCATCATACGAAGTTGATTCAGGGGTCTGATTGCTTTGTGCAAATATGAAATAACCATATTTGAATTTCTATCAATCAAACCAGAAGTAATATAAGCAATAGATTCGGGGGCAATTTTGATACCTTGCTTCTGATCGCCTTGTCCAGCAATACCAGAATTTTTTTGAGTATCAGTATAGATATAATAATCAGATTGACCGGTGACTAAAGAAATACCAGTTTTTGAATCTATTTCTTTCTTAATCTCGATGATTCGTTTTAGTTTTGCTACATCAATCGGCCGAAGTTCTTTGATACCATCTTTAGTTTTATCTTTATCAATAATCTTATGATAAGCTACTCTACCATCGATATACCAATTTCTGGCAATATCTGGGCCGATAGACTGAAACTTTAATAAACCCAAAATGTTTTTAAATTCATCTGTGATCGCTTCTTTAGTCTTCTTTGAATATTTTTCATCAAATTCTTGATCAAAATCAATAGATAATAATTCTTCATTCTCATCGATGACCATAAACTCATCTACAATTTCTGATATAGCTAAGTCAATATCTGAAACTAAAGAAATTTCACGGTATTTTGAGACTAATTCTACCTCATTTTTAATTGAGGATGGATCTAAGTCAACTGAATATGAATTAAAGCCGGCACCAGATCCGGCGGCTACTTCTAAGCCGCCTTCAATATTTGATGCCGGGACAAAAGATTTGGATTCAACATCTTTATTCTTATTTTTAGTGATGTTGAAACCAAAAAGACTCAAACCATTAGAATCAGTAGCCATTTAATTAACGAATTTGAGCATCACCGGATTCAACTGTCCAATAGTCAACAGAGAATTCAACATTAAATTCTTCAATTTGAGAAACTTGACCAAAGTCCAGAGAAATTTCAGAAATATTAGTTGGAAAACAATTATGAAATTTATATTTTCTGAGTTCAATATCATTGCGATCTAATTGTACAACTTCCATTGGTACTACGTATGAAATTGGTACAACGGCACCTGCTGTAGAAGCATGTTGTAAGATGCCAGCAGACCAAGTTTCTAGAGCTTTACGAATTAAAAAGTTAGAATCATTGAGCACTCGGACTTGCCAATTTTGAAACTGTCGCTCGCCTGCTATTTTAACTGTTCTTCCCCTATATGGTACATCGATCGACTGTATCGTTGATGCAGGTAAAGAAGTTGCTGTACACATGAATACGGCAGAAGCCGCAGCACCACTGGCACCCCCGAGATTTTGAGGGAAAGCCAGATTAACTCTGAACTGTGTTGGGCGCGCACCACCCTGTGTTAAGAATGCGCGAAAGTCATCTATTCTAGCCAAGATCTATTCTCCTTGTGTTTGTTTATTTATTCTCGGTTTTCTTCTATTAAAGTAGGAAAACCGAAAATTCTTTATCCGTTATTTTAATTATTAAACAGTAGCTGCAACTTCGAATGTTACATTTGGACCGACGGCTACAAAGTTTAATGTGATAAAATTTATTGAATAATTAGGACGGATCAAGATTGTTCCAACAAAATTATTAGTGGCAACAACCTGCGGGGTGTTATTTGTTTCATCACAAATAACTTTAAAGTCCTGCACACCACGCCGGCCTTTTACATCACGCAAGAAAGGTTCAACCGAAGCGATGAATTGAAGACGAGTAATATCATCATTTAATTCAAACAATTGATATTTAGCAGAATTTGAAATAGATTTTTCCAAGATTAAGAACAATCTACGAACATTAATACGATCAAATGCGCTTGGTTTTGTTGTAGCAGTTTTATCACCAAACAGAATAGTGCCTTTACCAACTTGGTTAATAATTGGATTAATAGCGGCAGGGTATAATTGATCGCGTTCTGCTAAAGTTGGGTTCCAAGATAATTTAACGGCACCCTTGATTTGACCCTTAGTCATACCGGCAGGAGAAGACCATGTATCATTTGTAGCATCAACCTTGGCGCATAGACCAGCAGTATCAGCATTTAAAGCAATCCAACGATACTTGTCATTGTACTTGTCATACATGTATTTGTAACCAGAGTCGATAACTGCATAAGAAGAATCGAATGTTTTGAACGCCTTAGCATCAGTAATACGAGTTGGGCTTGTACCAAAAATAGGTGAGCCTGCTTTACTGATTGACGTAAATGCTACACAATCTCTACGGACGTCGGCAATATTATTAACAACATATGCAGACAGAGTTTCTGAAGCATTACCCGATACCAATAGACTAATATCATATGTTTGAGAATCCAAGAATAGATCCCAGCCAAGTTGCATTTCACCTTCTGTGACTATGTCATCGTCGACACCCCCAGAAATAGTGAATATCAAATCTGCGGGTGCCAATGGATTTAATGGATTTAAAGTTAACAAAGCAAATGTTGTATTTGCTGCAGTTGTACCCCAATTTGTGCCATCGAGATCGTGCGACAACCAGTATACATACTGAGAGTGGTTACTTAGTACTGTAACATAGTAATTACTCATGCCTTGATAAGAAATAGCATCCGATGCTTTTGACAAGAATTCATATTTTTCCAAGACAGAACCTGCAGTTCCTGAAAACTTACCCAAAGCATCAATAACGATAACATGAAGTTCATCGTCAGATCCGCCTTTACCTGTAGCAAAATCGGAAGTTCCGGGAGCAGCAGAAAAATATTGTTTATATTCCCATGATGCAAATGTAGCCGAATCTGCGATTGAAATTTTCAGACCGTTGTATTTTGAACCTGGATATCTAGCAGCAAACTGACCCCATGTGACCACACCATCTGAATGATTGTCGACATAATCATCATAGTTAGAAATTAATAGTGGTGTGCCAGAAACAGTAGCATTTGATGCAGTGGCGCCAACAGTTCTAACAACCCACATAGCATTTGTGTAAGATAAGAAGTTTGCTGCTGCAAAAAAATGTGAAGCTGTATCATCATTTGGTGCACCAAAAACCTGCACCAATTCACCCTCATTTGAGATTAACATTGGTGACATAACTGGGCCATTTGTAAATGCACCTACATAAGCACCAATTGTAGTAGATAGTCCCACTGTAACTGCTGATGTGTCTTTTTCGACTACTTGTACACCTGGTGATTGCTGATAAATTGCCATATTTTTACTCCGGTTTAAATTCTATAGTATTATTTAATAAATTAAAGAAAGTCCGAGATGTCTCGTTCTCTGACTTGATTCTTTTTCTTTCTGAGATTTTGAATTCTCTTAAAAACGTTGTTCGCTTTGATGGGAAGTTTAGGACCTTCGACTCCAGCTGTAACGCTTGGAGTCGCCACAGCAGCTCCATCTTCGGTTAATTCATGTTTGTTTTTCATAATTGCTCTAACGTATTTAATAAATCAAAATCCACGGAATTCTTATCGGCCGTCATTTTTAAAAAGTACATAATAGTTTCGGTTAAAATTCTATTTTCTTCGAGAGTTTTATATCTAATAAGATCTACCGCGCGTTCACAAAAACAATTAGAAATTATGACTATATGATTTATACATATTCTAAGTTTTATACCATCTCTGTCCTTAGAATACTTTAAAAGCATAGAATTCAAATAACCAAACCTTTTTAAATCTGCATCAAACTCAGTAGTTGAGATCATCCTAGGATTATCATAAGCTTTGAATGCACATAATAAAAAATGTTGGTCATTGTGGATCATTAAACCATTCCGTATAATGAAATCACATTCCAAGTAGAATTTGCCCAAATTAGGGTAATTGTGGCGCCTGATGCTACATAAGTATATATAGTCGGAATTCCCTGCAGTATCACTTCTAATGTACCAGCAGCCGTCGAAATTAGAATAATTTCTTTTGTATCTGTACCAGATGCTAGTGTGACCGTGCCAGAAATTAGTACGATATCTGATGTGGGGGCAGCTGCCGTACCATTCGATACTGTAACAATCCGTGTATTTACAAGACTAGCTACTTGACCCAAAGTTGCAAATTTATTCGCGCCAGTTTGAACTATGGGCAGTATATCGACTTTAGATAAAGATACGGCAGGGGTAAATTCAGAGATTTTAGTATCAGCCATTATTCACCAATAATTTTATCTTTGTCATCGAGTTCAAATTCAACTACTTCACCGAGAATTTTTTGTTTCTTCTTTGGCTTTTTATTTACTTCTTCTTTAATTTGTTTTTGAACTTCGGTAACAACTTGTACTACTTCTTCTACGATCGGTTGCATAGGTATTTCCTTAGGAATAGTTGCAACTGTGGCTGCTAGTGCAGCTTCTTCTTGCGCAAGCAATGTTTTAAGATTACGAAGGGAAACTAGAAGTTCCCCATTCTTCGAATTAATCCAACCCTGTTCGGTTGCCTCAACAGTGGAACACCACCGTGGTTTTGAATTTGCATATGACATATTAATTACTTTCCTTAGTTTTGGCGCCGTTCACTATAATTTTTGCAATTGATGAAGCATCAACTTTATTACCCATCATTTTCTTAACTTTACCTGTACCTTGAGGTGCAGTACCATTAATTCCTGCATGTTGGCCGATTGCTCCTGCGCCACCACTTATGTTTTCTACCACATATTTAACTTCAGTTAAAGTAAGCAATTCACCTGTTTGTTCGAGATGTTCACGTTGAAATTGCTTATATTTTTTGGCAGAATCTGTATGAAGATCTGAATATTCTTTACTCACAAGTTTATGCGGATAATATGCTTCGGTGCCATTTTTGTGCTTGACCGTGGTTAATGTATGACCAATCTTGGTTACTTTGCCGGTCATTGTAAGAGCTTTGTCAGTAGGTGATGTAGCATAAACAGTATCGCCTACTTTATGGCGTGGCTTTTCTGTTTTTACTACCTCATCCAAAGTATCTTCACTTATATTACCCCCGTGCATTACACTGTACCCTGTTTTTAATGTACCATTTTTAAGTTGTTTATTACGTAATGCTTCTAGTTTATTTAAGTGAGCTCTGTGATCTTTAGCAGATTGCTTATTTTCTGGTGTAGGATCAGTTTTGGCAAGTTTCTCTGCTTTGATTGTTCTGTTGCTATGAGCATTTACCTTTTCCCAAGTAGCACGTTC